TCTGGAGAAACAAAATTCTTTAAAGGACTCTAACAATGAGTTTTATTATACCCGACGCTGACTCACTTGTAAACTATCTCCAAGACTTTACCGGCAGCACCAACGACACAGAAATCAAGCAGTGTATATTCCAGGCTGAATTGGCCATGCGTAACATTGAATTACCAGCCTTGAGAACAGATCCATATGAAACATTTGGCACAGTTGGTGAGGATCAATTGATGCCTATTCCTAGTGATATGAACAAGCCAATCTTGTTTTTCAATCAAGGCAACACAGGTCAATCCAACGACACAGGTCCTTGGATTGTTTACGATCGTATTGGTGACAGAGATATCATTACACAGGGCTTGATTGCTCAATTGTATTTGACACCGGTCAATGTGCCACAGGTCATACGTGGCAAGTTCAGTGAAGTGGGACAGAACTATCAATTCTTGCCGTATCTGGGCGAAGGCGCCATTTTAAATCTGTATTACTATCGTGCATGGGATCTGTTGTTTACACCCACTACAGACAGCACCTTGATCAGTGCCACAGGCACAGTGGGCTCAATCACTGGTGCTGGTCCATGGTCGGCAACCATAACTGGCATGAGCGATGTGACCGGACTGGTGGTCGGAGACACAGTGACTGCCACAGCCGGCACAGGTTCATTGACCACTGGCGGTGTAGCAGTGATCACCGGCATACCCAGTGCCACCAGTATTGTCTGCACAGTGACCGGAGGCGGCATACCCACAGCAGGCACTGTTACCAATGTTAGCCGTAGCACAACAGAAACTGTTCAGTCAAATCCAGTGTTGCAAACCTGGCCCGAAGGCTATATCTACGGCAGCCTGGTTGAATACTATGTAAAACGACACAGTGCCGAAGATGCAGCCGTGTATAAAGCCAAATGGGATGAAGCTTGGCGCACAGTGACATATCAAAACAGTCTAGGTAAATGGTCCGGCGGACATACTCGAATAACCAGTATATTCCAGCCCAGACGTGATCGTCAATACGCTGTAAAATAACAAGGACAACTATGGCAGGCAATTCTACCGGACTGTATGGCACATCATCAACAGGCAATGTGACCGTTCCAGCAAACAACAACACAGGTTTGTATAACACAAATCCTAGTCCGATTCCAGTCAACACCAATATTGTCACTTCAGGCAACATCACCGCTGGTGGATACATCAGCGCAGTGGGCAACATTGTGACTTCGGGTTATTTTATTGGCAACGGCAGCCAACTGACCGGTTTGCCAGCCACTTATTCAAATGCCAATGTGGCCACATTCATGGCCAATTTTGGTTCAAATACCATATCAACCACTGGCAACATCACCAGTGGTTATGTGCTTGGCAACGGTAGCCAATTGACCGGTTTGCCGGCCACATATAGCAATGCCAATGTGGCCACATTCATGGCCAATTTTGGCAGCAACACTGTATCAACCACTGGCAACATTACAGCAGGCTATTTCATTGGCAACGGCAGTCAATTAAGCAATATTTCAGCTGCCAACATTGTTGGCGGTTATGGCAACGCCAACGTGGCCAATTACTTGCCTGTGTTTGGCGGCAATGTCAATGCAACCACTGTGTTTGCTCAAGGCATGCAAATACAAGGTTATGACTATGTGCAAATGCAATACAGCAATAGTGTGGCACTGCCTGTAACACCCTATGACATAGGTGTAGGATCTTGGTTCTATTTGGATGCTGGCGGCGGTGTATTTCAAAGCAATACCACTGGCACACTCAAAACAATAGTGCTGGGCAATGATGCTAGTATTAGTGCCAATGGCAATGTCACAGCTCTGTATTATTTTGGTAATGGATCACAACTAACAGGCCTGCCTGATGCTTACAGCAATGCCAATGTGGCTACATTCTTGGCCAACTTTGGATCAAATTCAATATCAACTTCTGGCAATATTTCTGCAGGCAACATAACAACCTCAGGCAACGTAACTATTTTAGGCAACTTGTTCAGTGATGACATTACTTCAACCAATGTAATTGTGTATGGTGATCAAGTTATCACAGGTAACTTGACTGTGCAGGGCAATACCACAACCATCAATAGTAATGTAATCACTACCAATGACAAAACAATCACAGTGGCCAACAATCAAACCACTGGTGCCAATGTGGATGGATCAGGTCTAGATGCAGGTGGTGGCACTCCAATTGCCACCTGGCGTTATAACGATTTGACCACCAGTTGGCAAAGCAACATTGCAATTACACCCAGTTCAAATGCCACAGTGAATTTAGGTGGCCCAAGCAATTATTGGGCAGGCATATATGGTCAAACAGGACAATTTGCTGGCAATGTAACCGGTGCTAATTTTGTTGGCGGTGGACAGTATCTATCAAACCTGACAGGTGCCAATGTCTCGGGCACAGTGGCCAATGCTCTTGTGGCAGGCACTGTTTACACCAATGCACAGCCAAACATAACCAGCGTAGGCACACTCACAAGTTTGACCAGCTCTGGTAATATCAGCACCACTGGCAATGTCACAGGTGGCAACATAATTGGCAATTTAGTTACCAATTTGGTTGCAAATACACAAGTTGCTTTCAGCAACAGTGGTGTGTTAACAGGCAATTCAAATTTTTACTACAATCAATACACTAATATACTCACTGTCAACGGCGGAAAGATAGAAGCCGGTAATTTTGATGCAGGCTCTGGTCTGATTCAATCTCTGACTGCCAATCTAATCAATATCAACAGTGCCCAGATCAATGTCAGTAGTGCTCTGGGTAACGGCACAGTAAGTGCCGCAGGCAATATAACCGCTGGCAATTTACGCACCACAGGTTTGGTAAGTGCAACCGGCAATGTGTTGGGTGGTAATTTAATTTCTAGCGGATTACTCAGTGCTGTTACTGGCCTTCAAACAGGCGGTAATATATCAGGTGGCAATGTAAACACTCCTGGCACTGTAAGTGGCACTATTATTACCGCTAGTGGCAATGTAACAGGTGGTAACATCTTAACAGGTGGATTGATCAGTGCCACAGGCAATGTCACAGGTGCTTACATATTTGGTAATGGATCACAATTAACTGGATTACCAGCTACCTATTCAAACGCCAATGTGGCCTCATTCTTGGCGGCATTTGGTTCAAACACTATATCAACCACAGGCAATGTCACAGCAGGTTATTTCACTGGCAATGGTTCATTATTGACTAACCTAACAGGTGCCAATGTCACTGGCACTGTGGCCAATGCCACCTATGCCACCTCTGCAGGCACAGCTACTTCAGCTACAACCGCAGGCACAGTGACCACAGCGGCACAGCCCAACATAACCAGCGTGGGCACGTTGACTGTGGTCAATACCTCGGGCAATGTCAGTGCTGTGGGCAATATCACTGGTGCCTATTATTTTGGTAATGGCAGCCAACTCACAGGTATCACTGCCAACTCAACATACAGCAATGCCAACGTGGCCACATTCTTGGCTGCGTTTGGATCAAACACCATCAGCACCACTGGCACTATTACCAGTGGTAATATCACAGGCAGTAATTTATTAACAGGTGGTTTGATCAGTGCCACAGGTAATATTACTAGTGCTGGCAATATTAGCGGTGCCAATTTAATTGTCACAGGTGCGGTAGTTGACGTGGCAGGTGACTTGGCCTTGACAGCCAGCACTTCAAATGCCAACATTGTTTTTACTACCAGTGGCACAGGAATTGTCAGTGCCACTGGCAACATTACTAGTGCTGGTAACGTTAGTGCCAGTTACTTCTTGGGCAATGTGGCCTGTGCCACAGGTAGAACCAACAGTTTCTCAACTGTAACAGCAGGTGGCACAAACCTATTGGCCAACACAGCCACATCAACTTTGACCATCACGGCTGGAACCAACATAACTATTACTGGTAATGCCACAAGCAACACAATTACCATTAATTCAACCGCCGCAGGTGGTGGTGACACAATAAGTCCATTCTTGTTAATGGGAGGATAAGGAAAACATGACAACAGTATACAAAGTATTAGGCCAAAGCGCCCCTGCTGCCAACACAGCAACTACCTTATACACAGTGCCCAGTTCAAACTCAGCTGTGTGTAGCAGTATGACAATCTGCAATGGTGGAGTTGGCAATGCCAATGTGAGTGTGCAAGTGGCAGTGGCCAATGCAGCCAGTGCAACCAGTCAATACATTGTGAACAACAACAACCTGGTGACCAATGACACACTGTTTCTGACCCTGGGTGTTACACTGGCAGCCACTGACACTGTGCGAGTTACAGCCAACATTGCCAATGTGGCATTTCAACTTTACGGCAGCGAGATTTATTAATGAGTATACGTCTGGCCAGCAACAGCACTATTAACAAGGCTCTGGATAGACTCAGCAACTTGGTCAGTAGTCAACCATTGCCTTCCAGTGGCATATCAGCCACTGGCGGAACCAAGACTGTGGTGGGTGCCAACACGATTCATACCTTCACCTCAAGTGGAAATTTGGTAGTAAGCAGTGTAGGCTCATCCGGTTTGATATCAATCTTGGTAGTAGGTGGCGGTGGTGGCGGTGGCACACGCGGAGGTGGTGGAGGTGGAGCAGGTGGTTTGATCTACAAAGCAGCCAACGTAACTGTGCAAGCAGCCACCTACACCTGCACAGTGGGCCTAGGCGGAACAGGCAGCGCCGCACAAACAGGCACCAATGCGGCCGCAGGATCAAGCGGTGGCAACAGTGTGTTCAGTGGCACAGGTGTCACTACCCTGACCGCTGTGGGCGGTGGAGGTGGTGGCGCAATTGGTGGCAACGGAAGTTTTGCAGCTTCATCAGGTGGTTCAGGAGGCGGCGCAGCTACTCCTGGCACAAATGGAGCAACAAATACAGGTGGTGCAGGCACATCAGGTCAAGGTTTTGCAGGTGGTAATGCTACTCAACAAAATCCTGGTGGTGCATCAGGTTATGGTGGTGGTGGTGGCGGTGGTGCAAACAACACACCTTCAACAGCCATTCCAGCCTCAACTATTGCAGGTAATGGTGGTAATGGCTTGTCTTATTCAATATCAGGCGCCAGTGTAACTTATGCAGGTGGCGGCGGTGGAGCCAGTTATACCTACACAGGCACAGGTGGCACAGGTGGTGGTGGCGCAGCAGGCACAGCACAATCAAAAACAGTGGGTGGTTCAAATGGCAACACTAACTCAGGTGGTGGTGGTGGTGGATCTAGTTGGAATGACACTGGTGGCGGCACTACCAGTCCCACCGCAGGTTCTGGTGCTGATGGTATCATCATAATCAGCTACCCAACCAATGGATAATATATGGCAAATTACGCTTTTGTAAGAGATGGTCGTGTTGTAGATGCTATTGTGGCAGAACAAGAGTTTGTTGACGCTTTAGCTGAAACAGGTCCGGGCATGTGGATCCTAATTGATTCCAATGTTCGTGCAGGTATAGGTTATTATTATGATGCTGAACAAAATGCATTCTATCTGCCTCGTCCTTGGGACACTTGGATCTTGAACACAGATACCTGGGTATGGGAACCACCTGTGGCATACCCTACTGATGGTAACTTGTATCGTTGGGATCCTGCCGCCAATGCGTGGATCAGTTGGAACTACGGCGAATAATTCTAATTGCTCAGGCAATGACTTAACATGAGAAAAAAGTATGGCACAACGATTTGATGAAGTAAGAATACCATTTGCAAAGATGACGTTTACACCGGATGTGCCCAGCACGGCCTTGGGTCCCAACGAATACAACTCTGGACAAAATGTAGAAACCGATGTGCGTGGTATTCGTAGTGTAGCCGGTGATCAAGAATTTTTTAACACTATCACAGGCACACCCACTTATGTCAGTTCAGGTTTTAGACAAAATGGCACATTCTGGTTCATAGTGGCCACAACCGAAGGCTATTGGTATGCTCGTTCTGACACAGTCGCTTGGTATGATATCACTCCCGGTGGTGTGCCTATTACTGGATATGCACAAAATACCAATATCACAGAAGCTTGGAACGGAAATATTGTCTTTTTCAATGACAGTTTAAATCCACCTATGTTTTTGCCAGACACACCTGGCGCCACATTAATACCATATTCCAACGCACAATCAGCCACATTCAACAACATTGCATATTCAGGCACACCTGGCATACAAACAATGACTTTTGTGACTACCCAAACTACTGTTTATGCAGCCGGTGAACAAATTGTCATTACCGATGTAAACAATTTTTACAATGGCACATTTACAGTTGCTCCAGGCAGCACCACCGCATATCTCAATTACTATGCTGTCCCGGGCGGTGCTTATCCAGCTGGAACAATAGGCACAGTCAGTCCCATATATCAATGGAACTACAATCCCAACTGGAAAGAATATTATGCAGGTTGGATGCGATTATACAACACTCCCAACGTGGGTTCGATCCTGGTAGCAGGCAATTTAACAGTGACATTGTTAGATGACACTGTTGAAAATTATCCTGTTACTGTGCAATGGTCACAAGCGTTTGGTCTAAACCAAGCGCCCATCAGTTGGGTGCCTACCATTGTCAACGTGGCCAACCAGTTGGAAGTTCCGCTTCGTGGTCCTTGTGTGGATGCGTTTCCATCCAACGGACAATTGTTCTTGTGTAGCTACTGGGACACAGTGGTGTTCTCGCCAATCAACTATTCAACAACTAGTGCACCTATCTTGGGTGTGCGATTATACAATCAAGGTCGTGGCCTGCTCAGTAGCAATACCTGGGCCAACACAGACAAATTGGTCTATGGTATTGATGCCAGAGATATCTGGGTATTTGATGGCAATGATTTTACTGGCATTGGCAATCAACGTGTAAAGAACTGGTTTTATGATCAATTGTCACCACAATATTATGATCGTGTGTTTATGGAAACCAACACACAAAAGAATCAAATAGAAATTTATTATCCAGACAGTTCGGCCATAGGCGGTGTGCCCAACAAAATGTTGGCCTATCGTTATGATCTTGACTGTTGGAATGCACCTAGAAATGTCTCAAGTGCCACCATGGGTTGTGAAGCTCCTATTTACACCTTGACTGGCAACACCTGGCAACCCAATTATGGTAGCAGAACTGTTGTTTATGCCCAGGGACAAACCAATACAAAATTGGTGCAAAAAGACATTGGTTACGGTTTTATTGCATCAAATGCCAATCCCAATGGCAACATAACCAGCACCTTTCGCAGAGACAATATCAAATTGCTCAAAGACTACAGTGGCAAACTGTTGGTGCATAGAATATTGCCCGAAGTGGTCAACATTGGTGCTGTGCCATTTTCATCTTCGGATGAAATAGCAATTATACCCAGTCCTGGCAATATTACCATTACCATACAAGGATCAAATTCAGTAGGATCGACTCCTGTGGCCAAACCACCAATTACCATACCTATTGATGCCACTGGCAACACCAACGTTTACAATCCCTGGGCACAGATCAATCAAAATGCATTTCGTGTCAACAGCATATTGTTAAGCAACACCGGCAATTCAGATGTATGGATGTGTAGTGCCACCACATGGCAATACACACAAGTTGAGGATGATCGTTAATGCAATTTCCTATTCAATCTGGCAATGAACAAGACATTCTAGATGGTTTAAATTATGTGTTGTCTGGACCGGCAAGTCTAGGACAAAGTTTTGATGGCACAGTGGGTTCTGAAACTGTGTATCTGACCGGCAACTTTCGTAAGCCTTACACACAACCTACCACAGCTAACTTGTATGTGCCTGAAATTGATTTGAGTCAAGCAGAAATGCTGGATTCAAGAACATTCAAATATACTTTTACCACAACACAAGCCGCGCCACCATTCAGCAACGGTAATGGTTTGAGTATTTTTGGATTTACCAATGATATCTACAACACCTATCCATCCAGTAATCCCAACAGAAATGAAAACTTATCACAAGTTGGTGTGGTAGAATGCACAGTGGACTATGTGATTGTGGTAAGTGTTGTGCCAATCACAGTTCAAGCCCCTGAAATAAGTGCTGCCAAAGTATTTTATTACAGCACCAGTATTGATGTAACAGATCCATTAAATGATGACAACTTTGTGCAAACTGATGGTGATGTGCGTGTGAATGTAACAGGCGGCGGTGAACGTGTGGTGTTAGGCGGCCAGACAGAATTAATGTTGAACTACGTTTGCACCACTCCTGTGACATTTTATCTTGTGGTAGAACTGGATCGTTATTATGGTTTTAACAACAATGATCCTACCAACCCAGATTATTTGTTTAACTTTGATATCACTTTGGCTTATAAAATCTATCCTTATAGTGTGACCGCAGGCACAGGAACAATAGGACCAATCAGCACATATTTTACTTCAGTGTTGGATAATCCGCCAAAAGGATTGTGGCGTTACTTTATCAACATTGGTTTTGGTTCTGATGCTGCCACTATACCAGAATTCCAAATTACCGAAGCCACAGTGGCATTGCGAATGCTCACGGCTCAGGTGCTCAAACAATAACCTGGTAAATATTAATATGGCACTAACCGGACAACAACTTTACGCCTTGCAGGCAGATTATAACAAGCAATTGGCCGCGGCCAAAACGCAGGCTGAATTCAATGCAATTTTAACCAAAGCCAAAACAGCCGGTGTTACACTAGATACAAAAATCAAAGCAGATACACAGGCCGCAATTAGTCGAGCAGAAACAGAAGCTAGAACAGCCACAGCCAAAGCTGCCGCTGACAAAGCCATTGCTGAAAAGGCTGCTGCCGCCAAGGCTGCCACAGACAAGGCCTTGGCTGAACAGGCAAAAAAACAATATGATGCTATTGCAGCTACCACGGCCAAACTCAAAACTGAATCTACAACTCAATTAAAAAATGCCACTACTAGTCAACAAATAAACGACATATTGGCCAAAGCCAAAGCTGGTGGTGCTGTGCTGGATCCTGCCACTGTCACTATGGCTACAGATCGTGCTAAAGTATTAGATTTTAACACCAATTTAAGCAAAGCAACCAGCATTAAAGAAATTGATGCATTGGTTGCCAAAGCCAACGCAGACAAAGTTGGATATAGTGTGCAATCCATTGCCACGGCTAAAGAGCCATTCATTCAACAAAGTTTACAAAAATATCAACAACAATTAAGTGCCGCCACTTCAATCCGAGATGTCAATGCTATTGCCAACCAGGCCAGTGCTGAACTTGGTAGATCATTAGATCCGGCCAGCATTACAAAACAAACACAAAGCATTATACAAGGATACACAGATCAGATCAAATCAGCCAAGACTATAGATGAATTGACATCATTGCAACAAAAATTGCAAAGTGATGGTGCCAATCTAGATTCTAAATTGTTTGCTAGTGCCAAAACTAATCTTGATGCGGCCACCGCTGCCGCACAAAAACAACTTGCAGACCAACAGGCACAGATCAAGGCCGCACAGGCCGCGGCAACTAATCAAATTAGAACTAATTTTATCAACAATGTAATAAACAAAGGCACGGCCACACAACAGCAAATTGATGAATATACCAAAGCTGTAACAGCGGCCGGTGGAACTCCTGAAGCAGGTCTTGTGACTCGAGCTCAGGGATTTATTGATAGTGCGGCCAAAGCAGAAATTGCTAATAAACAATCAGCTGTTAGAACTAATTTTATCAACAATGTAATAAACAAAGGCACGGCCACACAACAGCAAATTGATGACTATAAAAAAGCCATAACTGATCTTGGTGGAACTCCTGACGCAGGTCTTGTGACTCAAGCACAAGGAATTATTACTGCCGCGGCTACGGCTGCCAAAAATGCACAATTACAAGAATTTAAAAATGAAATCACACGAGGCTCTAATGCCGCATCATTGACCAAAGCACAAGTAGCTGACATTGCGGCTCGTGCTGAAAAAGCCGGAACACCATTGGATCCCACTTATCTTAAAGATGCCAATGATCGAGCTCAAGGGTTTTTGGCTGACAATTATTCACAACAAATATACAATGCCGGCTCGCAAAAAGAAGTTGATGACATTTTAGCCAAAGCCAAAACTGATGGTGTCACAGTTAATGCTGGCATACTTGCCAATACTACCAAAAACATAGCAACCAGAGTTGCTTATCAAAATGATATTGCTAAATTTGTCACTGATCAACAGACCATGCCTGGCATGCCCAAGACAACTTATGGTCCAAATGGTGCAACATTGTATTCAATACCACCCGACGCTACTTCAGGCCACAAGGGCGGTTGGTATAGTTTTGACAGTGGCAACAACACCTGGAGAGAACTGGGCAAGGATGGCAAACAAACAGGCAAAATTATTACTCAAACTGAGCTTGATAAACAGGCCAATGATGTAGGTTATAACCTGGCCATGAAAGCCGGTGATATACGCACAGCCAACACTTATGCCAGTCTATCAAAAGATCCAGCCAAATTTGAAGCAACATTACCAAAAGTAGTCACAGCTGAATATGCCAAAGCACAATTGGTCAATCAAAATGGACTTGCAGATCCAAGTTTGGCCTTGTCATACGGCAATTATAGCCACAATCCACAAGAAACTTATGTGCCACGAACTGGACCAGACGGCACTGATTATATCTATCAACCAGCAAACATAGTTACAGGAGCACCGGGTCAGTGGCTCAAATCCACCAGTAATCAAAATGTCAGTAATACTTTAAAAAATTATGTTCCTGTAGGGCAACCTAATGCTGTTCCAGTAAGCTATAAAAATCAAGTGGCAGCCATTGACCAATCGATCAATCAAAACTACGCCACAGCCAAACAAATCAGTAGTGACATAAATCGCAAATATGCAGAACAAAAAGCAACTCTTTTTAGTAACAGTGGTGGTGATGACATATTTGCACAATTTGACAAACTGGTCAATAACACTATTGGTTGGAAAACTATTGCCACAATTGCAGGAAGTTATCTTGGTGGCCCATTGGGTGCCGCTATTGCCAATGCCACTGTGGGTGCAGTCAAGGGCGAAAGTATTGAACAAATAGTCAAAGGTGCTGCATTAAGTTATGCCATATCCTATGGCACACAAGCATTAGGTCAAGCCCTTAATGAAACCGTGGCTGCAGGTGTTGAAACTGGCGGCATTGATCCAATTGATGCAAGTGAATTTGACACAGGTGTTGAACAAATACAAAATCCTTCACCTGAAGTGCCCACACCACCAGAAACCCCAGGACTAGTGGCACCACCAATCGCACCTGAACCAGTATACACAGCACCTGAACCAGTATACACAGCACCTGAACCAGTGGCACCACCAATTGCACCTGAACCAGTATACACAGCAC